GACAAAGGCAAAAAGAGTTTCTTGATACGCTGCAAACTGTAGGAATTATATTCTGTGTTATAGCCGTAGTTATTATTAGTTTTGTAATTACATTCAAAGCCTTTGCCGATGGTTATAAATACAAAAGCAAACAATTAACCAGGCAACAAAAGATTAATCAAGGGTTAATAAAAGAGCCTAAATTAGTCACTTGCAGATTAAAGAAACAGAAAGTTTATAAAGGTAAAGTGGCTTGTATTTATCAGGGTGCTAACAGAACATTTGAACTGTCATTTCAAGATGTAAGGATTGGCTGTGTGAAAAATTTTAAATGTGAATTAAACCCTAATGGATCAGAGCCATCAATAGATAAAGTAATGGAAAGTTTGAGAAGTATAGCAAAATGACAGCCTTTATGTTGGCCTGTTACATGAATGGTATTGTGCAGGGTTCTATATATTTTAAGTCAGTTAATGACTGTACGTTCTATCAAAAAAACCTTAGTAATCAAGAGTTTATCTTTGGTTCTGAAACTAAAAAATACGATTGTATGTGCAAATTAGTTCCTAGTGTTAATCCAGATAAAGTAAAGGTTTATTAGTGATTTCTATAGTAACAAATATAGATGATTATGTAAGGGCTTGGGTAGCTAAAAGAATAGGAATAAATGGGTTTGGCCCATCAACAGCTATCGGTGTTCAAAAAGATGGTCAGCTAATAGCAGGGGCAGTATTTCACGATTATCGAGATGGTCAGATCGAGGCTTCTATAGCTTCTGATTCCCCCAGATGGGCTACTCGGTCTGTCCTAAATTCTTTGTTTGCTTATCCATTTATACAATGTGATGCGAACAGATTATTGGTTACTTGCGATGAAAGTAACGACAAGGCCATGAAGATGAACAAGCAACTAGGGTTTACGCCAGAGGGCATTTTAAGGCAAATGTACTATCCCAACGATGCGATTGTTTGGGGAATGTTAAAAGACGAATGTAAATGGATAACTAAGAAGGAATTGAAATATGGGTAAAAGCAGTCCAACTCCACCACCTGCACCTGATCCGAATGAGTTAATTAATGCTCAAACTGATGCTAATAGGATCACACAGTTTACACCACAAGGTAATTTACTGTTTGGTTATTTAGGAGATCAAGGTGAGTTTGTTCAAGGTGTAACACCAGATGATGATGGTCGTTATCAGTCAGCAGCTTTTACACAGGAAACACCTTTCCAAGCACAGATGAGGGCAGCCACAGAAGGTACTGGTTTAGGTCTAGGTAATACTGCTTTTGGTAGGGTTACAGGTCGTACAGTTATTGGTCAGAATCCTGATGGTTCTCCTATTTATCAAAATGACCCTGACTTTCAAAACCCATTTAGAACAGCACCTACATTATCAGGTATTAGTGCAGCACAGGAAACTGATCCAACACAACTTGCTAATTTACAGAATTACAACCAAGCTATTTCAAGTTCAATAAGTCAGCCTACAGGTCTAAGTGATGCTAATTTAACAAATCTTGGCACTAACTTTAATCTAGGCACATTACCTGGTGTTACACAAACAGGTGCTATATCACCATCACAGTTTGCAACAAGTGTATCTACAGCTAATTTACCAACATTACCTTCTGACTTTGAAACCACTAGATCAAATGTTGCTAGTAGTATTTATGACAGGCAATTAGGTTTATTACAGCCAGAGTTTACAAGGCAAAGACAAGAACTAGAAAGTAATCTAATAAATCGTGGAATACCTATAACTAGTGATCCTTACAACCAGGCAATTAATAGGTTTGAAACGCAACAAGGTGAGCAACTAGCAAGGTTAGCACAACAAGCTGATATAGGTGGTGGAGCAGAAGCACAAAGGTTATTTAACCAGGCATCACAAGCCAGAGGTCAGCAGTTTGGTGAAAGACAAACCGATGTAAACTTAGCTAATCAAGCAGCATCACAGAACTTTGCACAAGGTCAAACAGAAGCCCAAAGACGATTTGGTGAAACATCTGCTGTAAGAGGTCAGACTTTAGGTGAACGACAAAGACAATTAGAGTTACAAAACCAAGCTAGAGGTCAGCAATTTGGTGAAAGAGCAGCAACAGGTGAGTTTGGTTTAGCAGCCCAACAACAACAGTTTGGTCAGAACGCAGCCAATGTTCAGTTGCAAAATTCAGCAAGACAACAACAGATAGCCGATCAGTTACTATCTAACCAGATTGCACAACAGCAAAGAAGTAGAGAAATAGCTGAAAGAAATGCACTAAGAGGTCAGAACTTTAATGAGTTAGCAGCCTTATTAGGTGGGCCACAAGTACAACAGGCTAGTTTCTTTGCACCAGGTTCAGTAGATACTCAAGGTGCATTTGCAGCCCAACAAGCAGCACAACAAAATGCTTACAATCAAGCCATGAATCAACGATCAGCTAACATGGGTGGCTTATTTGGTTTAGCAGGAAATCTTGGATCAGCATACTTACTTTCATAGGATAAATAATGGCATTACCAACACGACCAATGATGGGCTTACCTAATAGCCCTAGTTTTAGATATAAGCAACTTAACCCTGCATATCAGTCTGATCCTAGACGTATATTAGGACAACAGCTAATGCAACAAGGTTCATCGTCAGCACCAGTACAAACACCCTTACAAGGGCTAGGTAGGCTTAGTTCTGCATTGGTTGGTGCTTATTTGCAAAAGGGGGCTATGGATCGACAGGTGGCAAGGGAAGATGAGTTTAAAACTAATCTAAGTTCTTTGTTAGGTGCTAACGCTACACCACAACAAACAGCAGCTTTACAAATGTTTCCTAATATAATGGGTCAAGGTTTAGTAAGTAATATGGTTGCACCAAGAAAGACAACATCTGTTGTTCCACAAATAATTGGCAATCAAACAGGACTAGCTACGCAAACGACAACGACTGCTTTAGGTTCAAAACCTGTTACAAATACAACTTCATTTTCAAGAGACCCTTTACCTAAAGTAAAAAAAACAACATCTATTATAGATGGTAATACTCTTAATCCAACTTTAGATGGTTATACACTTCAAGCAAAACAAGAAAATGGTGTAACAGTAGGTTATACAGTTTTAGACAAACCAGAAAAGCCTGGATTCAAAAGTGCTGTTGATTTAACCACAGGCAAACCAGTTTTTGTAAGTAATGAACAATTAGAAGATAATCAAACAAACTATATTCCTATTATTAAGAATAGCCAAATAGCAGTCAATTCAGATGGTACTGTAAATATGCAGGAAAGTATTTTCACAGGTGCATCTAATAAAGGTGATTTAACAAAATCTATAAAGACAAGTCTTCAGAAAGATATAATTTCTAATGCAGGAAAAGCAAATAAAGTATTAGATTTAATTACAGATTTTAAACCAGAATATTTTAGATATGAAGAACAATTCAAAGCCAAACTTTCTGGTCTAATGGAAAAAGGTGGGGCTACATTAGACGATGCAACTCAAAAGTCTTATCGTGATTACACTAATTTTATGAGTAAACTCTCAAGAATTTCAGCAGTTGAAATTAACGAAATATATGGTGCAGTATTATCAGGTGGTGAAGAAGCTAGAGCCAATGAATTTATTGTAGATAAAAAAGACTCACCAACATTAGCTTTTAGTAAATTAAAACAATCTTATGGATTGGCGAAAAAAGGTATTGCTAGAAAACAATATATTTTGAAAAAAGGATTGATGCCAAAAGATAAATCTTTCAGAGATTTTGACAAAATTATTCCTTTATCACAATTTGACAAGATCATAGACGATAGAGGAGCAGCTATAGAGACAGAACTTAAAACTGCTAACCCACAAATAAGTGAGCAAGAACTTGAAAGTCAAGTTACACAAAAGTTATCAAAAGAATTTGGAGTTACTTTCTAATGGGTAAATATTCAAACAAAGTTTTTGCAAGTGGTATACCAGAGGGTAGTATAAAAGCAGAATCTTTAGATGCAATAAGAAGAAGTGAAGGTGAGGTTGGCTCTGAAAAACCTGCTGACATATCTACTATATTTAAATCTTCTTTTCCTAGAACAGTATCAGGTAGATTAAGAATATTTGCAAAAAATAGATTCCCAGATGAACCATTAAATGTTTCAACACAAAGGTATGGATATGACAAGGAAGGTCGTATTTATTATGTTGATGATGATGGTTCTTTACAATATGAAAATCCACCACCTACAGTTACTGATAGAGGAATTATTGGTGGTTTAAGACAAATACCAGAATCTATTGCATCAACATCTGGTACGGCTTTAAATGTTGCATCTGGTTTACCTGCTATGGCTACACCTCCACCGATTGCAATACCATTGGCAGGTGCTTTATCAGCAGGTGGTGAAGCGTTAAGACAGAAGAAAGCTGAAGATTTTGGAGGTGGTGAGGGCTTTAATCCTGCCATGATGGCTATAGAAGGTACTATTGGTAGTGTGGGTCAAGGTTTAGGTGAAGTTGTAACTAAAGGTATTAACGCAACACGTTTTGCTACAGATGCCACACAGTTAAATAAACAAGTTCCTTATGGTTCTTTAAGTGATCCTAATATGAGAATGACTAGGGGTGAAGCATCACAAAGAGTTGGTCAAGGTTCTGAAAAGTTTGATGTTCCTTTGACGTTAGCAGAGCAAACAGGTTTGCCATCTTTAATATCAAGACAAAAAACTTTAATGAGTTATCCTCAAGCATCTGAATTATTAGATAACTTTTACAACATAAGAAATACTAAAGTTAAAGATGCTTTATATACAGCTTTTGATAGTATTTCACCATCTATATCTGGAAGTCAGATTAGAGGTGAAGCTGTTGATGTTGCAAATGGTATATTACTTAGTAATAAAAAAGCATTGCAAAAAAGAGCAAGGCCGTTTTATCAAAAAGCTGAAGAAATTACTGATGTAGATATTACTCCTCTTATAACAGAATTAAAGAGTGAAATCAAAAATGCTAAAGGTGCATCTTTAGGTGCTTTGCAAAGGGCTTTAAAATTAATGCAGGTTTCTTACAAACAAAAAGGTAAAACTATAACTGTACCTGATACAACACTTTCTGGTTTAGATGCTGCATCAAAAGAAATATATGACATGACTCAATCTCTAGCTATGAATAAAAAAAATCTAGCAAGTAATACTTTAACTGGAATAAACACAAGATTAATAAAAACACTAGAAGATATAAGTCCAAATTATAAACAAGCAAGATCAATATATGCTGATGGTATGCCTGGTATAACAAAACAAAAAGAAGGTGTAATTGGTGAAATCTCCAAATTAAAAGGTAGGAGAGAAATGAATGTTACAGACATTCTTTTTAATCCAAAATTAAGTGATGCTAAAACTGTAAGAGGTGCAAGAAATGCTTTTCTTAAATCTGGTAGTGAAGCTGAATGGAATGGTGTTGTTAGAAGTTGGTTGCAAGAAACATTAGAATCTATTCCTTTAAGTAGAGATGGCAGTACAGTTAATGTTGGTGGTGCTTACAGAACAAAATTAGTTGGCGATCCAAGAAAAGCAAAAATACTTAAAGAAGCACTAGGAGACAATGCTAAAATAAAAGATGTTTTTTGGTTAATGGACACAATAGCTGCAACTGGTAGAGCATCAAGAAAAGAAAGTTTTACAGCTTTTGCGACACAGGCACAAAAAGATATAGAGGTAGAAGCATCTGGTTTTGTTGCACCTATGATTGAAACTTTAGAGGTTTGGAAAGTGCCGTCAAGAACAGCAGGTTATCTAAAAAAACTAAGACTAGGTAAATATACAGAAAGATTAGCTGAAGTTCTAACAACTAAATCTGGTAGTGAAGCTATGAAAGAGTTAACAAAATTAAGTCCTACATCTAGATCAGCTATTGTAGCTTTAACTGGTTTACTTACTAAATCTGGTTTTGAAAAAGGTTTAAATGAAATTAATAAACCAAGTCAAGGTATATTGCCACCTATTGAATCACCTAGAGAAACTGTCCAAGAAAATTTTTCTAGCAAAATATTTCAAGTGCAATGACCCAGAAAAGACTACAAGTAGACTCCATGTATGCACACTTGGATGCCGATGGTGATGGAGTTGTTTCTGACCAAGAATTTGAGATGAAACAGAAGCTAGTGCTGCTAGAAAATGAGGATAAGAAACAAGACCAACAAAGATACCTAGTGTGGTTTTCTGCTCTATCAGTAACAGTCTTTATTGTTGTTCTTATGACACCACTAATACCAATGGAACGTATAGATCACTTATCAGGTATAGCTGAAATATGGGTGCTTAGTAACATGGGTGTTATTGGCAGTTTCATTGGTTTTAATCAGATAGCAAAGAAGAAGGAGACTAAGTAATGGAAAGCATGGTCTTAGATGCCTGGAATGATCTTAGTTACATAGAAGGTGCTTTGTTTACCTTTTGGTTGTTTATTCTTTACTACGGCAAGGTCTGGATAGATAGCCGATTTAAAGGGAAGGAATGTAAATGCTCACAGCGTTAATAGGGCCTGTTAGTTCACTTTTCACCAGTTGGATGGATAAGAAAAAAGTAGAGCAAGAGGGTAAATCTGCTGTTGCTAAAGCAAAGGCTGAAGCAGAAGCAAAGGTAATGGTTAGTTCAGCTACATCTGCTGCTGAATGGGAAAAGCTAATGGCAAAGGGTTCTACACAGAGCCTTAAAGATGAGTGGCTAACACTACTGTTTAGCATACCTCTTATATTAGCTTTCTGTGGTGATTGGGGCAGACAAATAGTAGCCGATGGATTTACAGCCCTAGAAGCTATGCCAGAGTATTATCAATACACTTTAGGAATAATTGTAAGCAGTAGTTTTGCCGTGAGATCAGCAACTAAATTCTTTGGGAAAAAACAATGATATGGTTTTGGCTTTCATTATCTAAGCCTTTTTTAAGGATAGGTAACTATTTTTATAATAAACACGTTCAAGCATTAAGAAAGAAACAATCAAAATGAATATAGAGCAGCTACGCAAAGAATTAGAGTTAGACGAAGGCTGTAAGCATGAGACTTATATGTGTACCCAAAACAAGGTTACAGGTGGAATTGGTCACATGATAACCGAGTGGGATGATGAAAAGTATCTTGAAGTAGGTGTAGAGATACCAGAAGAACAAGTTAAGGCTTGGTTCAACAAAGACATAGAAAGTGTCCTAAATGATTGTGAATTGCTTTATGAGGACTTTGATTACTTACCAGAAGATGCACAGCTTGTTATAGCCAATATGATGTTTAATCTTGGTTATCCTAGACTAAAGAAGTTTGTAGGCATGAAAGCAGGTGTAGATGCTAGGGATTGGAATAAGGCAGCCGATGAGATGATTGACTCCAATTACTATAAGCAACTTCCCAACAGAGCAGGTCGTTTAGTCAAACGCATGAGATCATTGCATGGTTCAATTTAAATCAAAGCATAAGTCTAAGTCTGGTGGTTTATCAGAAGCAGGTAGGAAATATGCTAAATCTCAAGGCATGAACCTTAAAAGACCAGTTACAGGCAAAGTTAAACCAGGCAGTAAAGCAGCTAAAAGACGAGCAAGTTTTTGTGCAAGAATGGGTGGCATGAAGAAAAAGCTGACTAGTTCTAAGACAGCAAAAGACCCTAA